ACTCGGTATGCGATATAGCCTTTTTAGCACGAATAGCAGCGGCCTCTACCTTACCTAGTTGGCCGTTGCACCAGCGATGCAATATACCGCGCACTTCCCCTGTGTTGTGATCATGATCCAGCACACCTTCTTTAGGAATACTTAAATCAATAATACTTCTACATAGAGGGCATAACCCCCCTTGTGCGTTCAATAGCTTTACAACTATTGGCCGCATCTGGGTTCTAGCTATCCTCACCATCGGTGTTGTACTCATTGGCTTCCTCTATTTTATCGGCGAATAGTTTTAAATGCACGGTGTGTTGTTGTTCTAACCAAGTCCGTAATGGTTTATCTAGGTCTAAACTTTGAATGTAGTTATACGCGGAGTCCTCTGCATGACGCCTTAGCCATAAGCACTCAGCCTCTGGTAAGAAGTGTTGCTGGTTTTTAGCGTAAGCCCATAGAATTTTATTAGCTGCCTCATCCTCAGACTGCATGGGGAATACAAAGTCTATGGCAGCCGCAGGACCACATAATTTACCATCTAACTTGGTAATACCTTTGACGTTATCGGCAGAATCCCCCATGAGTAACTGAGTCCAAAAGAACTTAGTGCCATGCCCCTTAACGCTTAGTGCCCCACCTTCTGTAGCACCCATCTTAACCCAACCGAATGGGTTATCGATGTAGTCGTTACGCCCTGTAGCTATTTCGTGATAAGGGCCGGGAACTAATCTTAGATCTTTATCCTCAGACCACACTACACCGTTATCCTTGTAGTACACGGAGTCCATTACAATGCCATCATCCGCTTCCCAGTAGTCATGGTAGAACAAAGTCCAATCGAGGGGTATGCTACCATCCTCTAATGATGCACGGTGCGCTAATGCAATCCTAAGTGGTTCTAAGAGGGGCGGCTTAGGTTTACCTCCACGATTACCTTGATAGGGTTTTACAGTAGGATACCATTCGCGGTTAGCTTTTCTGCAATGCTTGGCTGTCAAATGAATACGCACAGTACTACAGTTCGTCATGAACATGTGCTCGTACACATCCTTAACAAATCGACGTACTGCAGTATCCAGTGTTTTAGCGGTGCTTGCCGCCTTGTAACAATCTGCATCCCCATCCAGTAGCAGCACCCTTCCAGGCACTGCATTGTCAAACTGGGGCGCTAGAGCATCGGTATCAATGCCTAGCAAGTACATTAGCTTAACCCGGGGATTTGTGGAACATCAGGTAATGACACCACGAAAGGTGGTGCCAGCGGATCTGATAAGCTAGGGGTTACTACAGGTGCTACTGGTGTTGCTAAACCTGCTGGGGCTAACTGTGCAGGGGCTGCAATAGTTGTAGTAGGGGTTAGCGTTGGCTGTGTGAGGTCTGGAATACCACCACCGATAAGCTGCTCCAATGCAGAACCGGGGAAGTCCACAGCCGCTTTACAAGTATTCTGAATGTAGTTACGGGATTTGCCGTCATCCCCCACACCGTCGATATGTAAAGAATCCCAACCCTCTTTAGTCGGCTTATCCCAGAGGAATAAACGGAAGGGCAGCGTATTTAGATCCGGTGTTGGGTAAGGTGCGCCTGACATTGCCTCGAAGGGTTTATCGATAGTAGCCCACACAATTTCATTGCGCTCTTTAGTCGGGTCTGTTTTACCCTTAACGATTTTAATCTCAACGATGAAAGACTTACCAAGTAACTGCGCAAAGTGCTTAGCTGTCTGTAAGTAATTCATACGGTCGAAAGCAATCTTAGCTTTAGACTTTTCATTATTACCCAGTGATAAGTCAAAGGTACGGAAGATATAAGGTGTACCATCCTCGTTCAAGTACGCAGCAGGGGAGCTAAGTGCAAAGCCCAATCGGAATAACGCATCTGGTTTAGACTTAGGCTTACCATTGTACTCCCCTAAATGTTTACCTAGCTCAATGTACTCCACCAATGTAGCGATAGCCTTACCAGCAGGTAATAGCCGTTTAGCACCACCACCCTTACTGGTTTCCGACATATCGATATTGGAAATCTCTGCTGCTTCATTTGCTAATGCTAATAACTCTTGTAAATTACTCATTACTTGGCTTCCTCAGTGATACGATTTAAGATCATAATGTGATTGTACGCTTCATTTGCTTTGCTATAAGCAGCCCGTTCTGCGGTTACCAGTTGATTTACAGTATCCTCAGCTACTATCCGCGCCTCTACAATAAGCTCATGGTAGTATTGCTCTTTACTGCCTAACTGCTCTTTTACCTTAACCTGTTCAGATATTAACTTCTGGGATTTCTTATATAACCTTTCGGTCTCCCATGCCAGTATCCGTGACAATGCCTTTAATGATCTACGCACAGCGGTAACTATCATACTATTTTCTCCTTTTCATACATAGATAACCCTGCTTCTGCAACTGCAGGGAACGGTACATGCCCAATGTTATAACCAAGTTGGGTACTCATGTATTTTGGTGCATCGGACATAATCTGAGCCGTGCTTAGTCCAGCTTCTCGCGCAAAATCCTTATGGCAATCTAGGTAAAGCGCATCATGTACGTTGTTAATTAATAAGCATTTGCCTCCAAAGAAGTTTTTGTTAATCAACCAACGGATAACTCTACCGGCAGATAAAGTCATCATGTAACCTGACTCACCTTGACACCAGTAGTTAGCTATCTGCGTGTCTTTGTAGTCCATTACTTGTTCGTTGTTTCTGTAGTGCGGGTATTGTCGAAAACTGTATCTAGTACCTCCCGGAGCTTGCCAGTAACCTCGTCTGTACGTGTTCCATGTTGTGTTATCTTCATTGAACTCGCGTTGCAATCCCTCAGGTAATTGTCCAGTTTCTGTAACGGCGTCTCGAATAACTTGACGGAATTCGATTGCTCTAGGGAACAGTCTAGCCTCAGTGTCAAGAAATTCCTGAGCGTATTCCTCACTAACCCCAGTCGCAAATGCAATTCCTCTTGCAGATGCCCCGTACTGTGCCGCGAAGGAAGGTGCCTTAATATCCGTTCGCATTTGTTTGTATCGTTTATGTTCTGGGTCATCATGGTTATTAACCTTTGCTACTACACTTTCATAGGATTCTCCAAGTTTTGCAGCTAACCGTAAGCAGTGCATATCCGTGCCATTTTGTAGGTGCTTTAACAGTCCTGTGTCCCCGGACAAAGCAGCCAGCATAACCACTTCTAGTGCAGAGTAATCTACCTCAATGATTACACCATCATCTCCAAATCGGGAGGTGAACATCTGCTTAACTTTACTTGTACCATCTCGTGGTAAATTCTGCAGGTTTGGGTTAGATGCAGATAGGCGGCCTGTTACAGTAGCGCATACATTTAGGTTGTGGTGGATGATGCTATCCGACCCAACAAATTGAAGCATACCTTTTTGCTTCTTAATGCTGCCGTCCTTGTTGTACTCTGTGCTCAGGTAATACGTGCCGTTATCCTTATCAAGTTGAGCGCGGCGGGATAGCAATGCAGCAGCAGCAAAGCCATGCTTACTTAGTGCATCCAGTACCTCCCCTGATGTAGAGTAAACAGGCGTGCCGTCCACTAAGAAACGCTTACCAGCGTACTCTGGGCGCTTACCTAAGAACTTATCACGTAATACAGGCGGCAACTGCTGCAAGTTAATACAACCTTCGAATACAAAGTTTGTATCTTCCCACTTAGTAGCAATAACTTCTGTGTCTAATCTGCGAACCTTTACCTGCCCCTTGTTCTTACCAGACTTGTATCGGTCTATACTGCCAAATCTTGCCGTAAGCTCCTCGAATATTGTAGCGCTCTCACCCGTTGCTGGGTTTGTAGGATCTGCAAGTAAAGTACTAACCTCTACACGCTGATCTCCAAATATGTAGAAATCTGCCTTCTCGTATTTGTAGGTGCCTTCTGCAGTGGTTTGCGGAACCCTATGCTGGTACTTAACGGCACCGCCAAAGAGTAAGGCTGATAAGTGGAAGTCTGATCCCCAGTTAAACTCAAAGTGCTCCGGTAGACTGGGGAGTAACTTCTGAACTTCTGCATCAATAGCTGCAAGCTCAGCGATCTGCTCTAAGTGGTTCTTTTTAGCAATCTCTTGATTTACATATAGACCACTCGCCTCGCAGAATGCAAACGCGATTAACCCCTCACAGCGCTCAAGAAACATTCGCCATTGACCTCTAGCCATAAGCTGAGTCATTTGAGAATAAAATGTGATTGCTGTGTTTTCAATATCCCCACTTGGACCAATCAAATACTCTGAGAGTAAAGCAGGATCAATTTGTGAAGTAAGGTGCCCTTGATTCCAAAGTAACTTAACACCATCTACCTTATGACTTCCACCATGCTTAGGTGCTACTTCATCTAGTGGTGGGTACGTCCAAGTGAAATCACTCAGTATGTACTCTGCAAGCTGTGTACAAAGCACACGACCACCTCTAGCTAAGAACTTTTGGAACTCCTCTCGGTAACGTACAATAAACCACGACATTTCGTACATTGCGTTATGCGCTACTAAAATATCTACGCCGGTTAGATCAAACCACTTTTCGCCTTGCTCAGCTTCTGCGCGATTTAAAAAGTGGCGGGAATGCACAGTACCTCGTTGACCGTCTACATCGTCCCTCCAACCGGGCATTACAATGTAGTTATCTGGGCAGTGCGGGGATGCTACCTGCCCTAAGTACTTGTGGTTTTCTGTTTCTAAATCTATGATACGAATAGTTGTCAAGACTTAATCCCCTTTGCAGTTGCTAAATCTCTAAAGCATTTAAAGTGCGGATGCCTTGAGTTACCTGCATCTGTACTTTGCATACGTTCAACTTCTACATAACGGCCTAGGAAATCAGATGGTCGTGCTGTAATAGCTGCTTTTAGTACTGTAGTTAAACCTGTAGCTTTACAAGTGCTACCATCCTCCAACTTAACTTCAAAGCCTACTAAGGTACCTTCGTTCACTGTGCCATCTGTACCTAACACAAATCCGGTAATAACACCATCTACCGTTTCTTTTGGCTTACGCTTGTACCAACCCGCCTTCTTGCCATTAATAACCGTCTGGCTCGGATCTTTGATGACGATACCCTCATAACCTTCCTCCCGTGCTAAATCATAAAGGTAATCTATATCCTCCATAGAGTTAGCTACACGACGTTTAACCGGTGCAATGGTAGTGTTATGCACCTTAACTGCTGGGCGATAGCTTACTATTAAACTGCGCTGTGTCATAGTTCGTGTTACATTGTGCAGCGCATCAAACACCCAGACCTCTAAAGGTGTATCTTCGGGCAATGCTTCGTGGCGACGTAGTAAACCGCTGGCTTCCTCAAAGGGAATACCTGGAATTACTATCTCGCAATCCAGAATCGCAGGCTTATCGATACCTAACTCTGTAGCCACCTTATGCACTCGTTCTGATACAGAAAGTATCTCGATGTTTTCGCGGGTTACTACACGCCAGCGCTGGGTAGGTGCATCATAATAAATGATACCTCTAATGCCATCGTACTTAATATCAACATACACCAGCTTAAAGACATCCAGTAATTTTTGTACTGCTTTTTCATTGTATGCAACTGGACGATGCACATCGAAGGCTGCAATCCTATCACGTTTCACACTCATAGTTAGTTACCTCCATCAGAGAATCGACAACGCTCAGCATCAAAATGTACCTCTGCCTGAACGTGACTTGGTTTACCTGCCATTTGAAATTTGTTCTTAGCTGTACTTAACCCACGTAAGGCTTGCAAGCTAGGATCATTACGTGCCCCCATCATTAGAATAATATCTGTTGCTCCTTGAATACCAGTTTTAGAATCCTTTAATGCAGAGTATGGAGGGTACATCTGGTCATCGCCATCTGCACTTACTTGTACTGTACTAAGTGCAATAAAGTCATGGCGTACTGCCATTTCCCGCACTTCCTGCCACTTCTGTTCTACCTCCTCCGCTTTATTCCCGCCCCCAGCATTTGGCATACGGATATTAGCGAGCATATCGAAAGCGACCACAGAAGGTTTCATGGCCTCAATAATCTGCTCAATCTGGGCGAGACTTGCACCGTGTACATCCTTAACACGTATTCTGTCTGCACGTTTAACTGCTTTAGTGTACGCTGCAGCTAACGTACCGGCATTAGACATTTCACGGATCTCGTCTACTGTTTTACCTAAAGCTGCTTGGTAGATACGCGGGATGATCCGTGTACCCTTACCCTCGTTGTTTAGCCATAGGATAGGACGTTCCGGTGTAAAGTAAGTATCTAGCTGGGGCGCAAAGCATGTAAGGATAGCAGCAACTAAAGACGTTTTACCTTTATCAGGTCTTGCCCCAATCGCTACACTAGC